ACTTTCTTTCTTCATACAAAGATTTTATTCCTGCTTCTTCTAATTTTTTATACGTAAATAGCTCAAGCTTGGATCTAAACTTGATTCCTTTGTATACCTTAGAGGTAGCATTTCTAACTTTTTTATTTGCTTTTATCTTGCGTCTCATATGTTTGTTTGTAAATACCCTTCGTACCCACGCTCTTTACTCCATATGTGAGCCTGACCAGTTCTTTTAGCTTCGTACCCCATCATTTTATGCCAAGCATCGTTAGCGCATATAGAAGGTATAAATCTTACTTTAATTCCTCTATACTCGTTAACCATCTCTTTATGTAAATGACCACAATGTACTTCTCTAAATTTAGTTTCTGCAAATAACAAAGGCTGTTCAGTTGCCATTATAAGTGGCATCTCAGCAGGCTTTTCTTTATCACCGTGTGTAAACATAATTAAGTTAACTCCATACTTGTAGTATTTTCTAGAGTCATAACTGTTATCAATATTAACACGTTCGTCATTCAAAAAGAAAGCTCGTAAAAACTCTCCAGCATAGAACATTCTTTCATAATCATGATTACCTTGTACAACAACAACATCTACTGGCGCGGTTCTTGCTAAATAGCAAACTGCCCTAACCATAAGATTACAGTAACCAACAAAAGTTTCTTGCCATTCAGCAGAGTCTTGTTGAGGTGTACCTTTTGTTGTAGCTCTTGAGTATCCTTCAGAATTCATACCATCATTACCAATAGGTAATAATATACGTTCAATGTTTAGTCCCTCAGCTTTACTAAGCAGTTCCTTAACAGTGTTCATGTATTCTTCTTCAGCTTGATCAAGAGTTTGCCCCGTGTATTTACCATAATGAACATCAGGTAAAGAAATTTCATAAGTTATAGCGTCTTTCTTAGTTATACTTGCGTAATCTTTTTCAACCTTTGGGCTGTAAGATTCTAGTAAAGACACTATGTCGTTTTTAGTTTGTTGGATTACATCATCCTCACCTTTAACTACAACAGAAAACCTGTGGTCCCCTTGCATGTTTTGCCAAAACTTAACAGACTTAACATCTGTTTCTTTTATTTCGTTTTCTTTTAAAAACTTTTTAAACTCACTTATCTCTGACGTACTTACGTTATCTAAATCAAAGTCTTCTGCAGCTCTTGCATCTATTCTAGCTTCTTTTAAAGCTATCTTACATACATCTAAACTGCATTCTAGTTTATCTGACAATCTTTGTGCAGGTTCTTTTAAGTATCCTGGTTTACTTTTTAAAAATTCTTTAACTTCTTTCTTGTTCATAATTGTAATCTTATCAATGTTTTTAGTCCCCCGTGTGATTTAAAATGTGCAATATAGTCTGATGGATCTTTTAGTTTATAGACATCTGGTATAACAATATTTTTAATAGGGTAATATTTTTGACAAATCTTAGCAGCCATAGTCTGACCAGGGTTGTTAGGTTTATCAAAATCATTATCATAAAACACTGCTACTTTTTTAAAACGCGTTTGGAGTTCTTTGATGGTTTTCTCTTCGGGGATTTGCATTTCCGATTGCAAGGCGATTGCGGGGATACCCATTGAGAACAAACACATAACATCTTTGAGACTACTAGTAATAATGCAGAGATCTCCTGTTTCAGGAAGTTGCTTATACCCTTGAATAATCTTTTTGTTTGTGTTACTAGCCCATTTATTATCTGTTTCATAAGGAGCATATATTTTATATTTTTTGCCAAACCTATAAGCATAAGTCACTGATTTACAAGTGAATCTATTGCTATTAATCCAATAATGGGTTATAGGCTCAACGCCAAATGTAAATAATATATTCTTATTAATCAAATAATTACTCCAAAAGTTTTTGTCGTTTACATTCCAATCTCTTTTACGTTTTTTTATTATAGTTACTTTTTCTACTAACTCTGGCGCAGTTTGTTTATATCCTATGTAACCCATAGTAGATTTAACATCATCTGCATGGTCAACAATACCTAAGTTAAAATCACAATCTATAATTTTTAATGCAGCTATAAAATCACATCCGTATTTGTGTTGTACATAGCCAAAGCTTCCAAAACTGTGTTCAGGATAGCCAAAATCTTTGTATAACAACTTGTTATTAACTACACCTATAGAAACAGAAGGAGTTTTATCATCACGAAGTTCACTGCAAAATTTTACGTTTAACTGTTTAAAGTTAGGGCAATAGTATCTAAAAATATCATACTCACTAATTCTATTTAGTATAGTTTCTGTGTGTAGTTTTTCTGTATTTAGTTTTCTAATTTTAAGCATAACTCGCGAATTTAAATAAAAAAAGGGTAGCTTTTACACTACCCTTTAATTATTTTGTTACTTACTAGAAAGGCATTTCCTCTTCCGCAGCCGGCTTGTTAAGCGGTGCGTCAGGCATAGTCCAATCTTCATCTTCTGATACAGCATCAGGAGTAACTAAGCTAGCAGTTGACTTGTGCTCATCAAATAAAAGATCAGCATTAAAGTCAGCGTTAAACGCTCCATACTCATCATTAAGAGACTTTACAAAGTAAGTATCTCTAGGTGTTTTGTATGCTCTACCAAAGTATTTTGTATAAATAACTTGGTATTTGTCGTCTTTTACTCCGATAAGAACTCTTACAGGGTTCTCAGCTAGAGCAGTAACATATGCTTTTAACTCTGTTACATCTCCCGCAGCAATTTTAGCGATAGTATCAAAGGATACCTCATCACCGTTAGCTACGTTAGCCCAACATTTTGCAAAATTAATTAGAGTTTCCTCACCTACATAAGCTTTGCGTTGCCCTTCTGATTTCCACCAGTCATAGCTAGGCTCGTCCTCAGACCAAGTAGATTGTCCAATAGAGTTCATCCATTGACTTTTACCTGATTGAGATACTCTGTGCTTAGGTTGCATAAGTATTTCTAATTTAAAATTACCTTTATCATTCTTAACCCAGAAAACAACTTTATTATACTCTTGGTCTCCCATAGAGATTGTATAGTTAGGTTCTGATTTAACTTTGATGTCTAATGCATGTAGTTCTTCCAAAGTAGGATTTACTGCAATTACATTTACGTTTGACAGGCCAGAGTATAATTTAATACCTCCTCCTGCTACTTCCGAAGAAATAGGGTTGCTTATTAAAGCCATAATTTAATAGTTTAGTTGTTAAAATTCAAATTCATCTGTGTCATCCTCTTGCTCAAACTTTTCTTGTAGTTCAGGTGTAGCTTCTATAATCATAGACGCTTCTTGATGTACATCCGGTTCTTCTACAGGGATACTAGTTTGATTAGGATCAGCAGCAGTATCATCAACAAAGTTAAAAGAGAGTTTTCTTACTTTCTTTGCTTTCTTACCTTTTAAGTTAGGGTGTTCAAACATTTGTTTTACTTCCCAAGCTTCTAAGCTGTACTTGTCTTTGATACCATTACGGTCAATACCATTTCCTAGATCTTCAAGAATCATAGAGATAGTAATAGTGTTAGGTGTTTCAGTTGTTTGCGTAGACTCGCCAGTAATTTGTGTTCGTGCTTCAATCATGATTTTTTAAATTTAAGCGGTTAATTAATCTATAAAAATATTTGACCAGTTTAAAGGCATGGTCTGACCTTTTAAGTGCTCACAACGAGAACCGGCAGTTATGTCATCCATAGAATCAAAAGAAATCATAGTTTCTTCTCCTTCTCTGTATACATAACCAACAGCATCAGCGTTAGCACAAGTAATCTGCTTGATTTTACCAGTTAAGTCAAGGTCCTTGACCGCGACTTCTTTACCTTTCTTTTCAAGCATCTTATCCTTTAGGTGTGCAACTAATATTACGTGATCCGCAAGCATGTTTAGTCTATCTATCCATTTTTTATATGCCATTCGTAAATACAAATAGCCTGCACCGTTTGGTAATGCTAGTATTGACATGCCAGGGTTCTTTGTATCAAAGTTTTTACCCATTGGAGTTTTCATATAAATTTGCTTGCCTTCGTCTTCACACCATTCCTCAAGTTTTGAGATAGTGTCGATAGCAATATATTTATACGGTTTTTTCTGTTTAATAATTTCTCTACCTGCATCAGCTAGTTCTTTTAAGTTGTTTACTTTAATTTTTAAAGCGTCAACCATATCAGAACCTGCCTCCAGGTCAATAATTAAACAGTCTTCTAGTTGAGATAATACTGTAGTCTTGCCAATTTTTGGCGGTCCATATATTATCATATTCTTAGGCGATTTACGGGACGCCTTAACCTTCTTAGTTGGTAATTCCATAATTAAAATATATATCTAATTTTATTCCAAGGTATTTTACTATTATGCAGTTCTTTAAACTGCCGTATAAACTTGCCCTTCATTCCAAGTTTATATCTAACATTCTCTCCACCGTACTGTGAGGTTTTTAGTTCCTGTATGTCAGGACACCAAAGAGTCACCTCGGTAGCAGGAGTATAACTTAAGTTTACAACATGCTTTTTAAAATTGTGCGTAAGAAATATAACTTCTGCAAGCACATCTTTTTTATAAGCTGAGTCTACATAACAATC